TCTTTCCTGTGCTTGCTTGTTTAAAACCTTGATTTTTATATCTAATTGTCATGATAAAAAATAGTTAAATGCGTCTTGTTCATTTTTTAATTCTTGTTGATAAGAAGTGTTTAACTTATCTTTTAAAGTTTGTAAAGATTGAGCAACTTGTCTTTGATTATCTTGTGTATAAGTAGGTGTAGGTTCAGGTATTACAATATCAACTCTTGCCATTATCTCATTCCATCTGGTTGTACATCTGCCCTAAAAGTTCCATATCTCCAACTTTGATCAGTTGAGGTATTTGCAACTTTAATACTAGCAAATCTTGATCTTGCTCTGGTGTCAACTTTTTCTGTAGAACTTGATATTGTAAAAGGTCCGAGAGGCGAGGATGTTGCAGTGTCAGCCGGGAACTTTCTTAAATTTATAGTTATCTGAGCATTACCAGTAAGTAATTTAAAATCTGGTATAAATCTTCTAATACTCATAAAAAATTGTCCATCACCACCTTGTGACAAGTCAAAATCACCTGATTGTATAAATGCAGGTATTGCTGTTTTTGCTCCTGAAGAATCAACTTCGTTATTGCCTACCTCATGAGCATAATAAGTTGAGGCCCCATTGGCTGCAGTCACCCCTTGGATTACAGGAAAATTTGGTACTCCTGTTGATGAATATTCTGTTGCATAAGGTTTATCATATAGTGTTGCATCTGCGTATGTTGATCTAGCTAGTGAGCCTGTGGTCCATGTATTTTCTGTGTAATTGTAAGTGACCACACGATCAATTAATGTAGAACCGTTTTTAGGATAAAACCAATTTATCTCTTCATATAAATGATTAATACCAGCATAGACTTGTTCACCATTGCCATAACTTATTCCTAAGTTATTTCCAGAACTTGTAAAAACAAAATCTTCAACTAAACATGGTAATGACTTAACTGTCCCGTCATACACGAAAAAGCCCCCTGCCTGTCCCATCCAATAGACGGCACCATTTGCATAAGCAAGAGCATGCTGTCCTATAAGCCCACAGTTAGAACCAACTTGTCTAATAGAAAAAGTAAAAGGTGGTCCAACGAATTGCATTACATAAGCTGACGTATCAGTTAAAATAAAAATGTAATCTTTACCCCTAATAGCTCCTACTATTTTTGTCCCAGAATCAATTCTAAAAGTCCCGGATGTGTTAATAGATGTAGGTGTATAATCTGTTATATCTTCCTGATCAGAAAATCTAATAAACATTTTATCTTGTGTAGATGTATTTCCAATAGTTGTTTCTGTTCCTAATATAATTAAGTGTCTATCTCTTTCAGAAACAATCGACATTACTGATGCCGTTGGAGCATTACTTATAATTGAAGCTCTCGTTGTTAACGCTGCAGGAAAATTACTTATTGTATCCCACTCAAAGCTTTTGCCATTTTTAACTGTTGCAATTAGTTTTGATCCAAAGTGATCTAATGACCATGATGCTGATTCAAGTGTTACACCTCCAGAAATAGATGCACTACCCCATCCTAAAAATACTTCGCAAGTCGCTCCAGATGCATGACCTTGTCTTGTCCCTGCCACAGCTCTAGTTATTCCTGTTAAGTCATTACCTGATATACCAGTGTAACTAATAAATTCAGAATTTACTTTAATCACTCCCGATGTTGGAAAACCAGTCGTTGAAGTTAGAGTTATCGATGTTCCACTTCCTCCTGTACCATTTGCATCGTCAAGAAGTAATCCATTTAACGTTGAGGTTACTCCAGACGATCCTCCCCAACCAGAAGTACCATATCCAAATCCTTGAGTTTGATTTATTGGTCCTACTTTTACATACGGTTGTATGCTTGTTGAACCTGCACCTAAAGTGCTACCGCTAGCTTGACTTGCCATTGTGACTGTGAATGAATCTAAAGATGCGGTTATTACTTCAAAAGGAGTCGATGTAAAATCAGTGTCAACATATCCTGATCCAGGAGGAGCAGTTGTTGATGAAAATAAAAAGATATCTCCTGCCGATAAACCATGATTTATTTTGTTAACAGAAATTGTTGCACTTCCGGCATTTGTGTCAAAAGTAGCTCCGGTTATTGTAGTCTCTAATGGTGTAATATCATAAAAAGCATTCTCATAATAAACTAATAAAACTTTATTTGTTCCTATGGCTGCGTACCTTCTTCCATCTAAATCAGCCCAAATAACTTGATCTCTAGCTACTCCGCATAATGTCTTTGAAGTAATTTGTTCCCAACCACCAATTTTTTCAGGTAAGCCATATCTAAATCTGACAAAATCACCGTCAGTCCATTGTCCTTCTGCTCCTGTCGGAGTAACTTGTTTATTAAAGCCAGGTGCTATTTGTACGTTTGTTAAAGGCATGGCTAATTATAACAGATAATATTCGTATTTTAAATAATCCAACAATCTCTTACCTGGTCTGTGGATACCAATTTTTATGTATATTAAATGCAATTGAGTATCTTGGAGATGTATATTTGAATTTTTTTACCTCATGCCAAGCATCAGGATGAAATAAAACATACCCACCAGTTACTTCTTTTATAGTAGTATCAAAATCTTCAAAATGTAATCCCGGCCCATTATCATCTAAATGTAAAACACCACATATTAAAGTTGTTTGATGATGACAATGTTTTGCTACATGGTGCTCACCTTCGTTTAATTTATTACCCCATGCATTATGTATGTATACTTGTTTATGTGGACCAACACATCTATGTATATCAGGTATTATTGCTTTAAAAAATTGTTTAAAGTCAGGATCATTACAAAACTGGACCCAAGATGTCATATGAGCTTTTACGTTAGTAATACCAAAATTTTCTTTTATTAGATTTTTTTCTATTTTATCTTTTAGTCTTTCTATAACGTCTTTTTCTAGATATGTATTTTTTAATAAATATAAATCAATCGGTTTCGCTACAGTTCTAAAAAGAACATCATACTTCATTTTGACTTAATTTCTTTTTCTCTTTGTGTGGTTAATTTTGAGTGTTCTCTATTTTTATTAAATCTTTCAAAATTTACTACCAAACCCATTAGTTCATTTTTAAAATGTTTAAAAAATTCTGCATCAAATGTTAAACATTTTTTTTCAGAAAGAATTTTTACTTCTTCTTCGTTGAACATTAACATTCCACCACCATCTTCAAATTGTCTAAACTTCATACTAACTCAACTTCTCCATCATATTTATATGCAGTATGTGGACCGTTTTGATCAACATAATGCAAAAATGTTTGTAAGTGCCAATCACCCTCAAACGGTTCTCTCCAATGTTCTAACTCACATCCAAGATAAATACAAGCATCACCTGGATTTAAATCAACTGGTTTACCATCCATATAAATTGGCCATTGTGTTCCATCAGAACCTAGCATGACAGTTACACTTACTTCACAGGAAGGTCTATCGCTATGTTTTTTAAGATCAGATAATAAAGTATAAAGTCTAAAAAAAGAATAAGTCGGAAATAGTTTTAAACCGGTTTCTTTTTCCATTAAAGGTAATTTTTTAGCTAATAGTGATTGCATTAATGGATCTTTATAAAAGTAGGTATCACCATTATTATTTTGTGTACAATCAAAACTATCAAAGTTTCTTATATGCTTTGAAATACAATACTTTCTTATTAAATCTATTTCATCTTGAGATAAAAAATTTTCAACTTTTTTATATTTAAAATCTTTTTTTAAAGTGCCCATGCTACTATAGAATACCTTATACCTTTCTCTATTGGAGTTACACAATGTGGATACATAAAACTACTAGGCCAAATAATTAATCTATTAGGTCTTTTTTCTATTTCAATTTCTTCATCAGGAAATTTAAATTTTAAATTACCACCTTCATAATCATTGTTAAGCATTAAAATCATACTTAAACATCTTGGAACTTCATAAGCACTATCAACGTGATAAACGTAATGTCCACCTTCTTCATATTTTAGACACTGCATATCTATAATAGCTTTCACAAATTTTGTATTTGGGTTATGAGTAAATTCTTGAACATAACTATTTATAAAAGGTTTAAATCTACTTCTTAAAAAATTACCCCAGTGAAGATTAGTCAAGCTGTCGTTTGGGTGATTAAAATTTAAAGATTGTGTTTTTCGAATTTTTTTATCTACAACTTGTTTTTGATTTATCGTAGTATCAGAAACTAAGCCTGCATCTTCAAATTTTTTCTTATTCATAACTTTTATAAAGCTACTTAAAATTTCCCATTCTAAGACATTATCATATGTTCTAATAAATTCTTTTGTATTCATTATTTATAATTTTTTTTACTCCATACCATATCTCTATAAAAGTGTCTAAACTTTAAATTAAAATTTGTCCTTGTTTTTTCTATATCATCTTTCTTATATTCTTTAATACTCATTTTCCAAGAGTCTCTTTTAAAAGGTATAACTTGAACGTAAGGAGTACCTGCCTTTATTGTTGCAATTAATTCATCGTGTTTCAAACCATTTACAACAAAAGGAAAGTTTACTTCAAAATTTAATTTATCCGTATCTACAATACCAGGTATTATAGAAAATCTATCGTCTGTATTATTTAAAGGTGGAACAAATAAACAAGAATAACCAGGTGGAGTTTTAATAGTCCATGGACTAACAATTTTATGAAAGGCTAAACCTTTATTTTTTTTAACTAATGGTGAATCACCTAACTGATCAATCGGATGCCATTGATTTTGCCATGGCCAATTTATTAAATATTTATAAGCATAATCTGATTTAGTTATGCTTGTTTGTTGAAAAGCATCTTTTTGTTTTGTTTGTTCATTTTTAATATTGTGTTTAATTCTTAAATCATATGGCATTTTTAAAATATATCCAGTAGTGTAGGTATCTAAAAATGGCTTACAGTGTTTTACTGTCATATTATCTACATCATTAGATAATTTTTTAAACCAATCAGGTATAGTTTTTGTAGCTGGTACTGGTAATAAAGATTTATCTGTCCATTCTAAATATTTTTTGGGTGCTAAAAATTTTATGTCTTTTGAAAACATAAAATTTTATATCATAATTATGGTAATTCTAAAACTGAATAATATGGTTGTCCTTGATCAGCAAAATACTTTTCTAATGGCACCGTCATTGGATAAGTTAATGATGACGTATCCAAATTTTGTAATTGAGTTTTGTAAGCTGACCATTGATCATAATTAGCAGAACCTTTCCAATTTTCTAAATAAACATCGATTGGTTGAATTAGGTTAAACGCTATATAATCATCTAATCCTTGTTGTTTTTCATATCCAGTTTGAGTTTCATATAAAACAGGTGGATTTTGAGAACAATCATAAGCCCAGGTACCTTGTCTTAATTTTGTAAAATCATCATCTGATATTGTTTCTTCAACAAAACTTCCGCTTAAATAATGTCCAGCGATTTGAGATTTATCTGCATCATTTGCAGCTATAGAAATTACGCCTTGTTTATTTGGTGAAAAAAATACGTATGCCATAAGCCTCCTATAATAAATCAAATATTAACATTGTACTTGAACCACCAGGTTGTCCTACTGAAGGTGCAGGTGCTGGTAAATATCTTCCTGCTCTACCAAGTTGATAATTTTGTGGTGTGTTACTTCTATTTTGATGTAATATTCCAAAACACTCACCTAGTTGAATTGGTGAATTTGTTGGTCTAAGACCAGCTGCTCCACCTAAATTTGGAAAAAGATAAGCATCATAAACTGTGTTAATTACATCAGTACTATCTTGAATATCTACTTCTGGAGTTATAGCAAATGTTGAATCAGTACCTTGTGAACCTGGAGGTCCGTAAAACTGAGCTCCCTGACCACCGTTTGCAACGTTAGTGTATGTTTGACCTTGAAGGCCACTCGCTGTTGAAGCGTTTCCAGCGTTTCCAAAGTTGTGAGAAGCGTTTCCTCCGTTTCCTCCAGCTCCAAGTGTATAAGGAACAGTAGCTCCTCCAGAAACTGGTACTTCAAAAAATCCTGTTAATCCAAGACCACCTTGTCCTGCAGGGTGAGGAGAGTTATCGTGATAAGACGTTGCACCGCCACCGCCACCACTTTGTTGAAGTATCATGTAAATATTATTTGCTGCAGGGTTAACAGTAATTGATCCTGTAGCAGGACCAAATTTTGCTAATTTAAATCCAGCAACAGAAGCTCCAGCTGTTCCTGAAGATGCTGCCGTTATTCTTCCCTGAGCATCAACTGTTATATCTGCAGTTGTGTATGAACCTGCAGTTACTGCAGTGTTTGAAAGTTGATTTGGACCAACAGCATCGTTTGCAATTTTAGCTTGAGTTACTTGTAAGGCACTAATCTTTGCAGTTGTAATTGCATTATCAGCAATTTTAGCTGTCGTTACTTGATTAGCTGAAATTTTTGCAGAAGTTATTGCGTCATCAGCTATTGCTGCAGAACCAATACTGCCACCTAAAGTGTCTAAAGAAATTTCGTTTAAATTTGTGCCATCTGCGTAAGCTGCAAAAATTGCTGCTCTATCTAAAGTAAAGCCCGTGCCAGATGCAGTTTTAATTGTTAAATTTGTTGGACCAACAACAGCAGAGCAATCAAAAATGTAAAATTTTTCTATTCCGTCAGGAACAGTTGCAGTTGATGCACCTGTTAATGTCCCTGTAAATTTAATGACCATATTTCTAGCATTAGAAATAGTTTTATCAGTCATTACTAAAGTTACAGCACCACCGTTGTTTAAAGCGACTGCTTCAAAACCAGCGATAGCTTGTTGAATAAGATTTAAGTTATTATTTGTATTATCACCCCATGTACCAGCGTTTTCACCGGTTACCATTAATTCTAGTTTGAGATCTGTAGAATATGAACTTGCCATAAATTTTTTCTCCTAAATTATTTTAATTTTACATTAATCAAGCTGCCAAATCAACATCTGTCCAATTATTATTTACACCAGGATCAACCTCAGCCCAAGCAGTAATATTAGTATTTCCTACTGAAGATGTCATTTGAATGCCTGTAATATCTACAATTCCTGTACCCGTAATAGTCACTGAGCCAATAGATGAACTTAATTGAAAACCAGAAACTCCTTGTTTTTGTCCTGGTATTTCTGCTGCTTGTCCTAGTGACAATGTCATTGCTGGTGAAGTTACAGGTTCTATTGTCGTTTGAACAAGGTTTGTATTTCCTAAACTCATTGTAGATTGAATGCCAGTAACATCTACCGGTGTTTTTAATCCACCCACAGTATTACCTATTGACATTGTAGCTTGTCCTGCACTTGGAGCATCTACGTTAGCTAAACCACCAACTTCTTGAGGTGGAGCTACAGTAATTGTCATATCATCCTCAAAAACTAATACTGTTAAAACAGAATCAACTTTTACAGAGAAAGCAGGATTTGCGAATGTAGAATCTAATTGTAATCCAGTTGGTTGTACTACTACATCTGTAAACGCATTATCAGCAGGGAAATTTATAGTTGAAGTTAATTGTTGACCTAAAGCTTGTGCAGAATATGCACCACCCCAAGCTAAATTACCCCAAGTTCTTCTGCCCCAACCAATGCCTGTCAGTGTAGTATCATCAATGGATATCGCTCCAATATTTGAGTTTGCTTGAACACCAGTTACGTCTACACCTATACCAACAACTTGTGTACCACCTGATATAGAAAGCTCAAATCCTGTAGGTTGCTCTAAAATAGAAGTTCCACCGATTGCTGATGGAGTACCGAAAGCCATTTGACCAAGATTTGTAACGCTTACATTTACATCGACAACTACGGCTTCTGTAACTGAACCTAAACTTATACTTAATGATTGTCCTGCAAGAATAGGTTGTGATCCTGATAAATCACCCCATTCATTTTCACCCCACGTATCACCACCCCATCCAACTTGTAACTCACCATCTACAACAACACTTCCTATTGCAGGTGTTAGTGACGAACCAGTTAATGATAAATTTACTTCACCTTGAGCAGCCCAACTTCCTTGATTCCAATTCATAGCTCCCCAAGTATTAGAAGTTATGTCGAAAATTCCTCCCATACCAATTCCATGAATCCAACATAAATAATAAAAATCTGTTTGAGATGATGGAGTTACTTCAACATAACGAGTCGTTGCAGCATTAAATGTTGTGGTGTTTGTGTAATCAGATTGATTGCTCGATCCATCTAGATAATAAGTTACTCCAGATGAAATTATTTGAGCTTGACTTGTTGTTGTTGAAAAAATTAAAGGGTGATTATCGTTTGACGAATCACTTTGATCAAACCTAAGTGTGCCACCCTCAACCCAAGTTACCGTTCCTGGACCAGTGGCATTTCTTACTCCGTCTAAATAAAAGACGTTGCCAGTGCCACCGCCATATAAATTGCCTGAAGCTACGGTTACAGTATAAGTATAAGTGGCCATAGCTCCAGGACCTTAATTTAAGCTATTCTTAATATTGCAGCAGAGGTTGTGAAATCTGGAAACTGAATAGTGAAAGTTCCAGAAGTTGCAGTCTTATCACTTCCAAAATTTAAAACAGCAACTGCATCAGTAGTTCCTGAACCACCGTCTGTCGTTGTGTTATAAATTAATGCACCTCTTGCAGTAAGAGTTACGTTTTGAAAAGATAAATCAGCAAAGTCAGTTATCGCTACTCCTGATGAAACTTTAACCCCTTGATTTACAAGCGTCCCACCACCTGCTGTATATCCTGATGGTGATGATACTTCGTTTGAAGTAGTATAGTTTTGAGTGGACGCACCTAAAGTTGCGTTTGACGTATACATAGCCAGTTTATATGTATCTGAAGATGTATCAAAGTCATGTTTACCTTGTAATAACTCTTTTTTAAAAGTATTACAAATTGCATTAGTTGTTATTGCCATAATAGTTCTCCTTTAAATTTATGGTGATGGAGAGTCTACTTTTATTCGAGGCACTCCATCTGTATATTCTCCTCGTCTTCTTCTGCCCATTTGTTGCAGAGCAAAATTTTGTACTTCTTCATTATACTTGGAATTATAGAGGTTGTACAGATTATCAGGTCCTTTTAAAAATCTGAATGCCTCTGCTAATACACCATGTAATAACATTGATTCCTGATATTTTGAAATAAACGTATCATTTGTTGAAGTAAAATTTGGAGGATCAATTATATAGTTTATTTGAACCTGATAAGCTTGATCAGGCATTGGAGCAACTAATATATTGAAATCATCCCAATTAGCCCAATATTTTGGGAGGGCTTGAGCTGATGAACTGTTAAATTCTGATATAAAACTTGTGTCTCTTTTTTCTAAAAATGTTCTAGTACCACCAGTTATTACTTGAACAGATCTTATAATCATTAAGTCTGATGGTAAACTTACATATCTGTTAGCTGCCGTAAAATTAGATGTAGCATATTTTCTTAAATCATCGTAATCGACTTTACCCGCAATATCTAATTCAACTGATCTAATAAAATCTTGAATGATTGCATCTGTTAAAACAGTGCTACCAACTTCAGTATAATTTCTTACTTGAGTTATAAAATTTGCGTGTGTTATTGCCATTATGTTATACTCACTGTTATTGAACCTAATATAGAATCAAGTTGTCTTCTTCTATTTTGTAATGATGGGTCTTCAGGAACCATAGATGAAACCGAAGTTGTTAAACCATTTGTTGTTGTTTGAAAAGTTTGAGTTTGAAAAGCAAAGTCTCCTGGTAATGTTAGATTTGCTACACCAACTCTTGCACCTCCTGAATCTGAAACTGTTTGATCATTTGCAAATTCCTGAGAAGGTTGTTGAAATTTCATAACCCTTGGATTTCTTAATGCTATAGCATCAGGCTTATGATAAGGTGGATCAAGTTGTGGATGTTTAGGTTCAAACTCACTAATATGCACTAAAGCACCATTCCATTCTTTAACCATTTCTCTGTAAGAAAATGCTTGACCTGATCTATCAGAAATAGCTTGTGATCTTTTACCTCTTGCGTAACTCATTATACTCCATCTCCAAAATAAGTTTGTGGTGAAATATAAACAGAAGTTCTAGAGCCATCTTCATTCAAAGCTCTTAATAATTCGTCTTCATAAAGTTGTTTTAATAATTGTATTCTATCTGGTGCTTTTTTTTGAGCTAAATAATAAGCTAAACCTGAACACATACATGGTAAAAATCTAAAAGGCACATCTGGATTATTTGTATACGCTCCTGCATCCTCTATTCTGTTAATAGAGTAATATTTTAAAGTTGTAAATGTAGAAGCATCAGGTGCTAAGTAAACACTTATTGTTGGTTGTGTCTGTCGGTCTACATAATATTGAGAAGGTTGTCCTGTAGATAATTTATTTGGTAAAGCAGAGTAAGCTGATCTATCAATTTTTGTTAAAGCAATATCATTTGTATCTGCAGTCGCTTGTCCTGATATATTTTGAACTACTACTCCAGAAGCATGAGCCACTGCCGTTGAACCTCTAGCTCCTCTAGTTGCACCCGTTAAATCATTAGAAGATTTTCCAGTGTAAGTTATAAACTCAAGTCCAATTTGAATAGTGCCACTTGATGCAAATCCAGAGGCATCTGTCAAAGAAATAGTTGTAGCAGAACTTGTTAAAGCACTTGATAACGTTCCGTTAGCAGCCCCTGTTGAAGATATGTAAGCTTCAAGAACATCGTTAACTTGAGTTGGAACTGAATAAGTTGCAACCCCTGCAGTAAAAATAATTTGATTAAGTTTTACTTTCCAAAGATGAATACCTCTATTACCCCACTCTGAAAATAAAAGATTTAAACTTCTTCTTGCACTACGTATGTCATAACCACTATTAGTTCTTAGACCGCATCTTTCGTATGCTTCCTCAACAATATCATCGATCTGAAGATCGAATGCTGTAGTTCCTGACGTAGCCATAATTCATTACATTAAATCTTTATAATAGTCTAAAGATTTTCCTGGAGGTAAACTCTCATCTTGTAAGCCCATGCCTGATGTTCTAGCTGCACCATAGCCTCTAACAGATTTACCCATAGATGCTTTCATCATTTCTTTTTCTCTAACTTTTTTAGCAGCCATTCCAACATTAGCTTTTTTTACTTTCATATTTTTTTCTATTGCCATACCTCTTTTTTTTTCATAGCTAGATAATTTTCCATCTTTATCTAGATCAGCTTTTTTTGGGTTCTTTAACATTTCTCCTCCTAAATTTTTTCCTAATATACTTTTTTTTAAAAGTTGAAGAAACATGGATGGACTTGAAAGCTGACGTTTTTGTATAAACTTTTGTCCAGCACCAGCGGTGTATTTTTTTTTAACCATAATTCTCCTTAAATTTCTATCATACCACCATAATACTTCTTGGTAAAGGTGCTGACATTAGTTGGTTTACCACCGACTCCTTGAGCCTTACTTCTTTTTCTGCTGACAGCAGAGGCCCTTTCTGACTTTGTCATTCGTGTGGCTTTTGCAAGTGGGACGCATTTTGGGTACTTTCTTTTTGATCCACTTACTGATTTCCTTCCACAGGGTTGAAATTTTCCATTCTTCTTCGGTGCCCCAATGTCTACCCATTTTTCGTTGAACCATTTTTTTAGTCCCATTAGAATATACCTTTAAAACTCGTGCCTTTTATGGCTGCTCCTGCTCCTCGGCACATTCCGCCTTTAGTATATTTTTTTAAGTTGGTACCCATTAATTGAATTCTTTCTTTATCACCACTAGATTTAATTCTATCTTTCTTTTTATAATTTTTTGCTGATTTAGCTTCATCTAAGGCTCTAACTTCTGCAGCAGTAAACATTCTACCTTTTTTAACTTCATTACCTTTGTCAAAACTTTTTGAAAATGAAAAAATAACTTCTTTATTTTTACCAGTTTTAGAACCAGTTAAAGATAGAGAGGAATCTTTACCCTCTTTAGTAAAAGTAGCTCCTATTGTGCTATTAAGATTTTCTTTAGATACTTTACTAAAAGGTTTTGATACACTTACATCAAGTTTTTTGTCACCTTTTTTTACACCTAATTCTGCTTTTGGTTCAGTAACGTATTCGTTATCAAATGCACTAAGTGCACCAGTGATATCAATTCCTTTTTTCTTACCCATCAATCATTCCTTTATAATAATTAGAAAGACTTTTATTTGAAACCTCGTGACCTGCCAAATTACCTTTTACATAGCTACCGTCATATGGTTGTAAATTTTGTGCAAATTTTCCGTCAGAAGCTTTTACAATTGAATCTAAAGATTTAGCTTGTGCTTTATGAAGTCTTGAAGCTTTATGTAAAGCACCAGCAACTTTTTTAATTTTAGCCTCTCCTCCAGAAACTTTACCAGCTGGTTTAGGACCTTTAAAATCTTTTCTTTTTAAACCTGATGGGTCTTTAATTTTACCTGCACAAATTTTACTAGCGTATGCGTTAGCGTATGCACTGGGATATACCTTAAACTTACGCTTTGCTGCAGCTTTACCTCTAGAACATAATTTTGTCATTATTTTTAATCCTTTTTCTATTGTACAATTTTTTTGATTGTACCACCCTGAGACTAAAAATTCTAGACCTTAGCTTTTTTAGAATTGGATTTTTTTTTAAGTAATGCAATAACTTTTTGTTTTTTCTTTTTTTCATCTCTCGCACCTCTTAATTTACCTTCTACTTGCTTGCTTATTTGTCCTCTTGTGATTGCCATTTTTTCTCCTTTACTTATGTATGTTGCTTAAAACCTCAAATAAACTTGGTACATTTTTTATAGATTCTTCACATAATTTTACTCTATTATTTAATTTTTTTACATAAGGATCAAAAACATTTTTTAAATCTTCTTCTTTAAATCCTCCATTTTTTATTAAAGTTTCTTTACTTGTCGGAGCCCAATGCATCCCTGCTGCTATAGAATGTAGACCTGAAAAATCATCATATTTATAATCATAAGTTTTTCTGTAAACAGCATCTAAAAAACCTTTAATATTTGTTGTACCTAAATCTATTAAATTTTTATCCCAATTTTTATTTAAACAATGTTTCCAATATTCAGTGTCATCTCTATGAGATAATGCATAGTGCAAAGCAACAAATTCAGCAAAACATCTAAACATGTGTTTACATTGAAAATTAAAATTATCTTTATCCCATTGTGATATTTTATCTCTTTGTAAATTTTTAACTAAATTAATTAAAAACTCATGAACAGAAAATAATCCATTACTTTCCAATGGTTCAATAAATCCAGCAGATAGTCCTATTGCAACTACGTTTTTTACCCAAAGTCTATTGTGAATACCTACACGCATTTTTATTTTTTTAAATTCTAAATTTTCTTGTCCTAGATGTTTTTTAAATTGTTTTAAAGCCGTATCATCATCAACAAACTTACTTGAATAAACATATCCAGTTCCTATTCGTGTCCACAAAGGAATATTCCAAACCCAACCATTTTCTATTGCTGTGCAATTTGTGTAAGGCACCAATTCTTTTTCTTTATTTTTATATTGAATTTTTGTAGCCCAAGCAGAATCATTAGGTAGCATATCACTGTAAGATTCAAAGGGTTCTTTTATAGTCTTGTCTAATAATAAAGATTTAAAACCAGTGCAATCAATATATAAATCTGCTTTGTATTTATTATTTAAAGATTTAATTCCATTTTCATCTTGTTCAATAGAAACAACATCATCAACAATATGTTTTATCTTTTTACAATAATTATTTTTTAACCAAAGACCAAACTTAGTAGCATCAAAATGATATGCTCTTATAACTTGGTTTATATCAAATTTATTTTGGTTTACAAAAGCCATTTGAAGTGGATATGTGCAATTAGCATAATCTGAATATGGAGTTTCTGGATATAATATTTTTTTAAACCACCAATCATTAGTCCCTGCTTTAGCATCTGTTATTGAAGGAAGACCAAAGGGATAATGAAAAGCTTCACCTTTTTTATAAAAATCTGTAAATTTTATACTTAATTTATAACTACCTTCTACATGTTTAATAAAATCATTATCTTCAATTTTAAGCAAACGCATCCAATCTGAAATTTGTCCAAGAGTGCTTTCTCCTACACCGACTGTTGCTATATTTTTTGATTCTATTAAAGATATTTCATGATTTGGAAATTGTGATTCTAGGGTAGCAGCAGTCATCCAACCGGCACTTCCACCTCCTACAATCAATATTTTCATAGTAATAAAATTAAATATATTATATTAAATCTCTTGCGTTACCAATTATTGGTTTATATTTAACCTTACCATCTTCTCTAAAAGCTCTCAACAATTGTTTTCTTGGATTTTCAGATACGTAGCTGCAATGGACCCACCCACTGTTTGGTTCACCAGGAGTGTAAAACTCAAGTATCATTTGGTCCCAATCTAGGTTTGCCTTGATCCAGTCAAAGACTTCAGCATTATCTGTGCCCAGACATTCGAAATCGACCGCCTCTGCCTTAGTATGCTGTGAAGTTAAACTGCTGCCGATAGCTACACATAACTCAGGGCTACGATAGCAACTG